AGACCGCCGCCCTCTGAGGGAGTATGCCCGCCACCACCGCCGCCGCCCCCGAACGGGCTACCTCCGCCCCGGTTGCGTTCCAAGCTGGCGAGCCGGGCAAGGTTGAGCTGTTCCTGCTGGTATGGGGTGATGAGGAACTGGGTGGGATCGAGCGGTGGCGGGGCCGGGTTGCGCTGGTAGGCACCGGTAAGCATCTGTTGACCGAGCATCATGCGGCGCAGGCGCTCCTCGTCGGTCATGCGCAGGCCACCGGAGAAGGCGGCACCAGAACCGGCGATACCTTGGCCAGCGCCGATCTCGGCTGACTGACGGTCGATGTCGGCGAAGTGCGATGGCGGGTTGAGGAGTGCGGCGATGTTGGTGGAGGACTGGGCTTCGAGGCCGGGTGCGTCGGGGATGCGCCCAAGGTTAGCGGTGGTCTGCTGGCTGCGCAGGTAATCGTTGAGGGCGCTCAGGTAGGGTGGGAGCGGGGAAGGGGCTGCGCCGGGCGAGGGGATGGGTTCGCGGCCGGGTGGGACGTAGCCAGGCGTGCCCCAGGTGCGGCGCGAGTTCGGGTCGATGACAAGTGGCATAGGTCAGGCGGGGACGAGTTTATGGCCGCCGCTGGCGATGTCGCGCACGACCTTGAGGCCGGGGACGAAAGCGAGGGATTCGGCGAGGGCGACCACGCCGCCGGTGTTCCACTGACTGCTGGCCTGGACGACGCAACCGCCGTGAACTGTCATGGCGCGGTAGGTGCGAATCCAGCCGCCGGACACGGAGGAGGAGGAACAGAGCGTGAGCCACATGTCTTTGTCGCCGGAGTAAAGGACATCGGACGGGACGATGGCGGCAGGGGTGATGGCTTTGACGGGGACGGCGGGGGTCGCGGGCGTGGCCGGGGTGACGGTTGGCGTGGCGGGCGTGGCGGGGACGGCAGGGACGGGCGCTGGCGTTGGCACTGGGACGGCCACTGGCACGGGTGCGGGCGTAGGGGTTGGAGTCACCACTGGCGCTGGCGTTACTGGCACCGCTGGCACCGCCACTGGCGCTGGCTTCGCGGGCGTGGCAACCACCGGCGCAGCGGGCACCGGCGCTGGCACTGGAGCAGGCGTCGCCGGAACGGCTACGGGCGGAATCGGCGTTGGCGCGTTGCTGGGCATGGCTCAAGTAAGCGTACCGATTCGTTGTCTGCTCAACCGTGCGCTGCCGAAGGGAGCAAATTGGACGGCGGGATTTAGCTTCCCCTCGAAGTGTACGGACTGCCCGTTGAGCAGGCGGATGGCTTGCCGGTGATATTCCTGCGCCTCTGACTTCGAGGCCAACCCATCCACGCCCGACATTCGAACGGCTTGAGCTTCCAACAATAACGCTTCGATTGATTGCACTAACAAAAAGTCCGTTGGTCCAAAGACCGGCAACAAACTTCGCTTGGCGAGCACGTCAACTTGAACAGTGGACGCACTGGTATTACTCGCGTTGCAGCAGTTTTGTGGAAGTCCGCCGAGATAGTATTTGCGATAACCCGAAGCGCGTTCGGTCGGGTCCATTGAACTGATTAAGCGTGTGTCGCCAGAGTCCAAGTCCAATTGATAAACCGCAATTCTCCCAAGCGTCGTGTCCTTTTGTAGGGAGGTCACTAACTGGATTTCCAGCGGTATTCCTTCAATCGCCAAATCGGAGAAAGGCGCATCCAACACGGTGAACAAGCCAGAAACTTGCACTAACCCGTCCAGACTTCGCACAACTTGCCCATTGCTATCCAAGCAACCTGTCAAAATCCTTGAGGCAACGTCGGCAGGGTCCGTGACGAAAAACCTCAACGATTTTCGCGTGCCAACGATTGGCTGGAAGGTCGGCACGATGCCACGGTCATAGATAGTCAGCGGCGAGCAGGAAGCGTCCGTGCTTGAGCAAGTGCGCTTCGGCCACCTGCCAAAACCGAATTTGAGATAGGAGTAAAACTGGTTAGCGATATTGACCGGAAACGAGCAGACATCCGCACTGATGATAGTGCTGAACTCACGCGGGAGAACGATAAATGGGTCATCGCGGTCCACGTTGAAAACCAGTTCGGCCCATCCGCCCCACCAAGAGGGATCGCCAACTTCTTTCGCGTAAAGGAGACGTTCAGTTGCACGGTTGACGATGGAAGCAACGCCCGCAACGTCGCTCGCACATTTTCCAACGGAGGCGGGCAAATCAGAGTTTAGGATGTCGGCGAGCGTCAACACAAATCTCGCTCATACGCCCCGAAAGCACTGATAGCGAGCAGAAAAAAGCCCCCAACGAGAGTTGAGGGCTGGCACAGCAGGGCAAAGCTCAGCGCGGCCAAACGAGTCCTAACTTGGCAAGACGCGGCGGAAGCATAGCGAAGCGCAACCTAACACAGGCTGGAAACGTGGCAGAAGCGGGGAGGGTTGTCAAGCACGCGACGGCGGGCAGTAAAAAGGCCCGCAGCGGAGCGGGCCTCGCGTTACAAGAACACACCGTTGTTTAACTAGACCACGGGGGGAGGGTGCGGCGAGCGGCTCGGGCCGTCAAGCAAAAGGCCCAGCAGCGAAGCTGGGCCGTGCTTTCCTCTCGCGAGAGAGGTGGAGTACTGATTGATCCTCTTGACGGCTGGACTGTGGCACGGTGATGGAGAGATCGTCAAGGAGAAGGCGCGGGGGGCGGCCCGCGCCTGGGGGAATCAACCAACTAACTGCGCTGAGGAGCTTGCGCCTGTGGGGAGGGGGCGTCAAGCTTGAGCGCATGGCAGCAAACCAACAGCAGCTCGTGGCTGCGATGCTGGACTTCTCCTCAGGCGTCAACTCGAACGTGGTGCCGATGCTGGAGAGCGACGGGATACCGCACGGGCTGAAGCCGAGCATGGTGCCGTGGGCGAACAACTGCACGATGCGGAACGGGGCGCTGCAAGGCCGACTTGGATGGGTGCCGGTGGTGCAGGGGGCGGGCTGGCACGGGCTCTATCAAGGCGGCTACTTTTACACGCCGGACTATGGCGAACCGCAACTGGTGCTCGCGGTGGGCGGGAAACTGTGGCGGGTGCGGACGGACGGGGACATGAGCGTGCAGGACTTGAGCGGGGCGTTTGGGCTGACGATGGACGCAGGACAGCCGCAGTATTACTTCGCGCAAGCGGAGAAATGGTTGGTGGTTCAGGACGGGAGCTTGACGACGTTGCCGCTGTTCTACAGCACGGACGACGGCGGGGGGATGGCGAGCCTCGTAAGGTCGCGAGGGTTCGTTGGCGCGGCGAACGTGCTCAATCAGATACCGGCCGCTGGGCCGATGGATTATTTCCAGCAACGGCTGTGGTATGCGCAAGGCCGAAGGTATGCGGCGGGCGACATTGTGTTCGACCAGAACAGCGGGACGGCGGGCGCAGGCTACCGGGACAGCGTGCTAGCGTGTTACGAGAATCCGGTGGCGAACGGCTCCTCTGGAGGCGGGGATTCGTTCATCACGCCGACAGCGAGCGGGAACATCCGGTGGCTGCGGCACGCGGCGAACCTGGACACGGCCTTGGGGCAGACGAACCTGTTCATCGGGACGCGGAACGCGATCTTCGCGTGCAACGCGCCGATAGACAGGAGCGCGTGGATAGCGACGACGCTGGACAAGATGCCGCTGCAGACGGTGGCCCTGGCGGGGGCGGGCGGGTATAGCGAGCGGAGCGCCACGGCGATCAACGGCGACCTTTTTTTCGCGAGCACCCCGAACGGCGACGTGCGCTCGTTGCAGACGAGCGTGCGGTACTTCCAGCAGCCCGGCCAGATACCGCTCTCGAACAACATCAACAGGGTATTGGCGGTGCAGGACCGGGCGCTGCTGCATCACACGTCGAGCGTGCTGTTCGACAACCGCTACTTGCAGACGGTGTTGCCGTATGCGACGGCGGTGGGAACGGCGTTCAAGGGGATAGCAGCGCTGGACTTCAATCCTCTGTCGAGCCTCCAAGAGAGGCTCCCGCCCGATTGGGAGGGCGTGCTGGAAGGCTTGAACGTGCTGCAACTGTTTCAGGCGAACATTGGGGGGCGGGACAGAGGGTTCGCGGCGGTGCTGGCGGCGAACGGGACGGTTGAGCTGTGGGAACTGAGCACGACGGAGAAATTCGACAGGAACGACAGCGGGCAGAGCCGAGTTCAATGGTCCGTCGAAACGCCGTCCTTCGCGTTCGGGAACCCGCGCCAGTTGAAGGAGCTTGAGACGTGCAAGCTGTGGGTGGATCGGATTGTGGGTACGGTAGAGTTCAAGTTGGAGATGCGCCCAGATTACGGCTGCTGCTTTTTGCCGTGGAGGGTTTGGAAAGAGTGCGCGAGCGAGGATTGCACGGAACTGTTCGACAACCCATGCGCGGAAAGTGCCTATCCAGTAGTGCTACCGCAGTTCTGCGAGTTCTTCAAGACGAACATGACGATGCCAAAGCCGCCGACGACGTGCATACCGAGCAGCGGGAGGTCGGCGAACTTGGCCTACACGTTTCAGCTTAGATTGACGGTGAAAGGATTCGCGAGGGTGCGGGGGATATTCTTGTATGCGTGGGCGAGGGACGAGGGGCCATTTGCCGGGATTGTGTGTTGAGGTATGCCGCGAGCTTTTCCATGTCGAAACGTGCAGGAGGGATGCCCGAGCGGGACGAACGCGCAGCTTGAGGAGCCGGTGCGTAATTTCAGCGTCGAGCGTCCGGACAAGCCCACATTTATCTCGCCGGGCAGGAGCGATCCGACGCCCCCTCCGACCAATCGCGTGTTCAACACGCCGGGCTGTTTTGCGCAGTGCGTGAGCGAGGTGAGCCAGGAGGAGGCGGACGATTGCGCGCAGCGGCAGGCGGCTCTCTGTAGTGATGGGCCGGTGCCACCGGACCAAGGGGTGGAGTTGTTCGAGAGTCCGGTTGCGCAGTGCACGGTGCCATGTCCGGGCGGGGGGTCATTTACGTGGACGGTGAGGGCGGGGACGGTGTTGGCGGAGAGGGAGGCGCTGGCCTATGCGCAGGCAAGGGCGCTGGCGTGCAAGCGCGCGAGCCTGAACAGGGTTTGCCTGACGGACATACAGGCGTGGGCGTGCGTGGGCAACGAGTATTCGGAGGCGCTGAGCGCGACGGGAGTTGGAGTGGACGAAGGGGCGTTCTGGGAGGTGGTGAGCGGGTTCGTGCCGCCGGGCATCGTGTTCACGGGTGGGTTTGGGCAGGGCGCTGCCTTGACGGGGACGCC